TGTCATCGTGCCGCCAGCTTTAGGCATAGCGTTAGTTGCTAATACTCCGTCTGCTGCTACATCTCTGCCGTCTATAGTAGAGTTAGTAGTAACTGCACCCGTGAATGCTCCTCCAGCTTTAGGCATGGCAGCGTCTGCAGTTACACCATCAGCAGCTACATCACGACCATCAAAAGTAGAGTTAGTGGTTATAGCACCTGTCATAGCCCCACCAGCTTTAGGGAGTGCTGCGTCAGCGGTTACAGTAGTAGCACTTAAGACACCATCCCTAGTAGCTATGTCTACACCATCAATAGTAGAGGTAGTAGTGATAGCACCAGTGAATGCAGCACCAGCTAGGTCAGCTTTAAGGTTAGCTTCTGTAGTCACAAAGGCTGTGGTAGCTAGTTGTGTAGTAGAAGTGTCTGCAGCCGCTGTAGGAGCCGCTGGGACACCTGTGAACGTAGGGCTAGCTAGGTCAGCTTTAAGGTTAGCTTCTGTAGTCACAAAGGCTGTAGTGGCTACCTGAGTGGTTGAAGTGTCAGCAGCCGCTGTAGGAGCCACAGGGACACCAGTAAGTGCTGCGTTGTTAGCGTTAGCCTTAGTAGCGTTGGCTACGGATATGGCATTAAACTCGTCATCTAACTCAGTACCACTTAAGGTCTTGAGTGGGTTACCTGTGGTTAAGGAGTCCTTTGTTGCAAAGTTTGTAGCTTTAGTATAGTTAGACATTATTAAATTACCTTACCTTGTTTAGCATATATTGATAGTTTCTGGAGGCTTAAAGCACCACCATTAATCTCGGCAGAGAAGCCCATCTGTAGTATATCACCAGAGCCTGAGGCTGCTGCTTGTTGATCGTTAATTAGAACTGAGCCTGCGTACTCGGCTACATTATACTCAGCAACACCATACTCATAGATAAGTCCAGTGTCTAGCACAAACGCATGTGAGTAGTAAATGGGGCTATAGTCATAACCTATCTTAAGTGCAAAGGCTTGACCTGTGGCACCTACTGTGGTAGCTGTTAGTCGCTTTACGATCTTATTTACGTTAGGGAGGCCTAAATCAAAGAAGTTACTATAATAAGACATCTGATATTGTGAACCATTGTCTTGATAACCTACGTATTTAGCTATACCATTCGGCTGTGCAAATAATATATCCTGACCTGATGCTAGGAAAGCCTTAGGCGTGAGTGAGGGCCATACAGTTACCCTATAAGCTCCATTCTCTAATGTCTTTCGTGTGTCAAACACAAAGGTTTGTCTAGTAGTAGGAAAGGATAACAAGTAGAAAGCCTCAGAGGGCGAATAGACAGCTTTAACCTTCTCTATCACTTCGGACTCAATAGCTATAGTAATGTCATCACGTATGTTCTTAGAGATGTCTCGCATAGGCTGAGATTTCTCTTGTACAGTACGATTCAATGAACGGACACCTGTGTTACTTAAGAACAAGATGTCCTCACCAGTGTTCTGTACAGAGTCCCTAGCGATACAACCAACACCTTGGATTACTTCCGTAAGCGTAAGGCTCGTAGTAGTCATGGATGTTTGGAAGTTATTACCATCACCATAGATGATAATGTTATTCTTACAAAAGATGATAAGGAAGCCGTTATGGGCGCCTAAGGCTACTATCTCGTCCATGCCCTGAGTAAGGACACTTGAGATGTCTATTGAGCCTGCTGTGCCTGAGTTCCAGTCAGTACCATCAAGTACATCAGTAAAGTATACTGTAGTCTTGCTCTCTAAGGTGTCTGCTGCCCATAAGCGACCATAGGCTGCTAATACTGTGTTAGCCTTAGGGTAGCCTGCTGTGGCACCAGAGTGTACAGCCATAGAGTCAAAGACTGTTGAGCCTGTGTCATCGCTATAGACTAAAGGAATGTAGTCACGTTGGAAGAAGAATTGATGGTCATTTAAAGTGGCTGACTGCCAGTTACCTTCGTCTATAGAGTCCGTGGTAGTGGGCGCGACAGTGGTTAAGTCTACAGTTCCTTTATAGAACTTATCTACAGACCATGATATACGCGTGTCAGTGCCTGTGATGTCCTTAAAGTCTGCCATGCCTAGTAAGTTAATACCTACGTTATCATCAGCTACAGTGTCTACGGATGTTGTCTGGTAAGCCCAACCCTTACGGGCACTTAAGCGACCTTGCTTGTCTATGACACAGTTGTCTGCATGTTGTGCGTAACCATCCTGTAGTGAGACACCTGAGTCTTGGGTGTTTAGACCAAGGAATGCAGGTGCCGCTATGGAGGCTGCTAGTAATGGTTTAGCCATGTTATGGTGCCTCCCAAATTAGTTCCTCAGGATGCTTACTTGCATCAATAGCAATGGCATCGGATAGGAAGTTGTTAGCTAGAGATTTAGCTGATACAGGTGACATACCCCCATCCTCTCCACGTTCCTCAATAGCCATAGCGTAGGCTAGAGCTTGTACAGGTAAGAAGGGTATGCTTAATGTGTCTGCATCTGCCAATATGTTAGGTGAGCGTTTAGCTAATTTAACTACTACACTATAAGCACCATCTGGTACTGGGTAGAGTTTTACTTTAGTGTCTCCGTTAGCATCTAAACTATCATATACATAACAGGTAGGCGGGCCTTTAGGAGGCGTGTTATTATAAAAAGCATTGTCAAACCATGAGGCTGTCTTGTACTCCATGAATTGATTACTAGTATCGTTTATAACACGTAAGATTGTAGAGTGGTCACCAGAGCCTGTAATGGCATAACTAGATTCATTAGCTGACGTTGTTATTGTTACTGCCTGTCGTAGGCTTGACCAGTTCCATGCGCTTTCTACGGACTCTACTGCATCATGTACCATTAAACCAATTAGCTTTGAGTAGCCAGTTTCATCAATGGATGTTACCTCACGCTCCCTAAGGCGAATGAGTATATTGTTAACTAATTGTAGGTATGTTTTCATTTGTCTGCCTTGGTTATAGAGCTAAGAACTTAAGTGCTGATAAAAGTCCAAATTGATCTGAGAAGTAAACTACGCCTGCACCTAAGGCCATCCATTTTGTTTGTCTGTGCATGTTAGCTATAACACTGACTGCATCCGTAAGTTTATCTACGTCAGCCTTTTGCTCTTTAAATTGCACATCGTGTCCATCTACTCGCCACTCCAACTTAGTAATGGCCTCTTTGTTTGTCTGTTCCATGGTTAATCCTAGGTGCTAGTAGGGTTATTGTGGCTAGGCTGTATGCTTAGGCTTGGGTCTTAGTATGCTCTCTGCAAAACCGCCACCAAAGTCAATGTCGTTAAAGAATTGAAACCCTTTAAAGTTACCTCTCTTCTTAGGTAGACCAGTACGTATACTAGCCTTAATTGTGTCATTACCTGCCTTATTGTTAATAAGCCATTGACGTTTTGTTATATCTGTACATATAAACTTATTACCTAAGTTATCAATGTAGCTCCACTCTCTAAAAGTATTCGATAAGATACCATTACCACGAGTCTTGCCTAAGTTAGCAGCACCTATCTTATCCCGATGTGCTTGTGTCTTAGGCTTGCCATGTGCTAGATGCGTAAGGCCTTTAGCAAAACAATTGCCACCTACCAAGACGTTATAACCCTCTTTAACAGTATTGTATCTAGCTATAAAGAGCATTTCAACATTATCTAAAAGGCTACGTGAGCATTCAAGTATAACCTCGAAGACGAAGGTATCTATACCGTACTTCCGCATTGCCATATGGATAGGCATTAGGGTACTCTTACCTTTAATAGTATCCCACTTATGTTCCTTCCAACGTCTTTGCATATTAATAGATTGACCTATGTAACACTTGTTGTTTATAGTATTAGTTATCTTATAAACTCCTATCATATTACCCCCTAGGCTGTACGCTTCTCTTTTGGACGGAGAATACTGTCTGCAAAACCAGAGCCAAAATAAAAGCCAACAATAGACAACATTATCCAGTCTATTTGAAACTCTTGTAGTATGTCTTTAACTGGTGTGACATCTTGACCTGTGAACGTCATACCAATTACTAGTAAATATGTGCTAATATATGTACCACCAAACATAAGGGCCATATAACGCTGTGCTATCTTGAATGGTGCATAAGCCTGCATCAGATCAATCTTAGCTTTATTCTTTGATTCAACCATCTCAACATCTGAGGTGTGTAAATCATCAATCAATTCTAGGCCTTTCTCTATGACCTTACCCGAACCGAAGATTGTACTTAATATACTCATATTCAATCCTCACCATTTTGATTTATCGGCCCAATATGCTGCGCTCATTTTACCTTTAGCTATGTTCGCACCATGCCTTGCTTTAAATGACTTACGTTTTGCTTTCATTGCTTCTGACTCACCTGCCTTAGGTGCGCCTGCAGTCTTAGCACCTTGCTCACCAAAGCGAATAGTCTTTGTTTTATCACCTACTTTTGCTACGACCACATGAGACTTCTTAGGGTGGCTAGGGGTTCGCTTAGGCTTGTTATAGCCTGCAAGTCCCAGCTTAGTAAGTTTAGCATCTTTAGTCATCACAGTTCTCCTATTTCTTCTTAACTGGTTTAGCTTTAGGTTTAGCTACAGCTTTCTTCTTAGGGCGTCCTACTTTACTTCCGTATGTTCCTGTACCATATGGCATAATGCCTCCTATTTCTTCTTAACTAACGAACTCTTGTGAAACAAAGGCTTACTGGAAGCAGTGTGTTTAGCTCCTGTCATAGCCTTACCTGCTGTTTTGTGCATTGGGCCTGTATATTCCTTACCATTCTTTAAGTAATGTTTTATACCTTTCATCCTTAAACCTCAGTCTTCTTTAATTATGTGTAAATTACAAGTAAAAAAATAGGAGCCTCTAGTAAGATATATTTATACTAGAGGCTCCTTTAGTTAGCTAAGGTTAGCCGTTAACTGCCATAATGAATCCAGTCTCTGGACGCAATACCTGAGTACCATACAAGCGGTCTGCAGTGTACAAGGTTCCTAAGAACTCTTGCTTGTACTGTGTCTGTGAACGGATACCTTGTTGCTCTGCGAGTACCATGGTGTCTTTATGACCCAATAGGGCGCCACGTACACGACCGCCAGCAGAGTTCTCCGAAGCAGTCTCAAGAGTAGGACAGTTAGTAGATACATAAATGTCTACACCATACAACTCACCAATCTTACCATTTACAACACCTTGACCATTAACGAAGTCAGAACTAACATAACGATCAATACCCATGATAGCATTACGTAGCGCAGGCGGGATAACTAAGAAACGTCCATCCATAGGACAGTCAGCATCATCCATCTTCTGAATCATATCACGGAAGAAGTCGTCTTCAAATACGTCTGCTGTTACTAAAGTATTATCAGCAAAGACAGTAGTACCTGAGGAAGCATCATTGTAGAAAGTAGCTGAGGTTACCCATACAGAACCATCACCATCACCGAAGGACTTACCTAGCTCAAACATATCAGAGTCTACTTGCTTACCTAGGGCATAGCCGGCATCACCTGTGTAGAACTGACGTAACGAAGCGAGTGCTTGTACGTTAGTAATGTCTTCAATCATACGTGAGTATTCAAAGTGCTTGTTTACAGTAACAACTACTTCGGTTTCAACGTCCATCTGTACTGTTACTGCTGTGTTAGCTGCTTTAGCGGTAGCGGCTCCACGTGTAGGCTTAGGGATATGAATAGTATCACCCTTCTTGCCTGACATACTGATCTTCTTGGTTAATGGTGCTAATACTAAGTTTTGCTCATAAGCAGCCACAACTTCATCAGACCAGATTTCTGGAATGAACGTAGAAGCAGAAGCGTTATCGACAAAACCACCTGTGGCGGGATATACTGAATCAGTCATTTTAAATTTCTCTATTTGTTAAGGTTTATTTGACCCGTTTCTCTTGGTAAGCTTGTGCAATATCATCAGATAACGCTAAGTAGCGATCAGGGTCTGTTTTCATAAGTTTAATAATATCAGCTCGTCTGTAGATTTTTTTGGAAGTGCTAGAATCAGGGTTGCCACGGGTAGAACCCATAGACCCTTCTTTGACAGCTTTCTGTCTTCCTTCTTTCTCAGCCTGAAGTGTTTGATTAATAGCACCACTACGATCTTTCCATAAGGAGAAGATTTCGTCTGCGGCTTCTACATCAAAGTGTTGATCTGCTTGGACAAACATACGTGTCCGTATTTTAGAGGCTTTAATCCATTCTGCGAACTTAGGGTCATTTACGATCTGGGGTATCTCAGGATGATTGTCTTTCAGAAGTGCCATTGAGGTTTGCTGTTTATAAGCCCTCGTTGATTCCTCTGCTGCCCTAACGGAAGGGTGATTGTCTATAGCGTGGCTCATTGCCTTCTCAGGGTCTGAGTAAAAATCTATTTCTTCGGGGGTATCAGCAGGGGCTTGTGCGGCCTCATTTGACGTGAGTTGTGTGTTGATATAGCTATCGACTACGTTACGTAAGTCACCTACTTCTGAAGATTGACGACCTAGGAGCTTCTCAGCCTCTTGGTGCATCCGTACTACATCTTCCAACGACTTACCATTGTACTTATCAGGGAATGCTTCAGGTGCAGGTGCTGCCTCAGGTGTTGCCTCTTGCGAAGGTGCCTGTGCTTCTTCTGTATCTGTAGCCATATCATCTAAGCTATCAAAACGCTCATTACTTAATTCCTCGTTGAGGATTACTGCTGTCATATTAAACTCCGTACCTTAGTATTGTGGAGAGATTAAAAATGAAAGTTCCTAACTATCAGGGTTAGCTTTCTCTGCTTTTGCTCTGCCTCGTTCATGTTCTTTAATCCACTTCATAGTGGCACCAGCGAAGTCGCCAGAGAAAGGTTCAAGTACGGGGCGTGGGGAACAAACTTGTCTGGTTGCTTCGGCTGTACAGTCCTTACACAGTTGTGTGTCAGGTGAGCCTTTAACCATATGTTCGTTGACGTGCCCTAAGACACATTTGTAGTCATAAAATCTAAACATCGTCTAGTGACCTTTGGGATTCTTCTTGACCGAAACGTGTAGTCTCTTCAAGATTTAGGATAGCACCAATGATGTTCAGTTGGCCCTTACGGAAGTAAAGGTCATTGTTGTCTTTGGCACCTTCGATAGAATCAATATTGGCTGTGTTGGCTTGTAAGTCAGTAATGAATGTTTTCCAGCCTTCTGTACGGAAGAGGTCACCCATCTGTCTAAAGTAAAGCTCTAGCTCTTGTTCTGTCATATCTTACCTATAGTATAGCATATTATTTATAAAAAGTCAAGTTATTTCTTTACTTTCTCCTCTTTATGTGGTATGGCCTCTAAAGCAGCAAGTTTACTTTCTAAACTATTCACTCTATTGACTAAATACTCATAACTGGAATTGACCTGCTTAACTACATTCTCTAAGTCTCGCTGTGATACCATTACTTACTGCCTCTTGTTTATTCGCTTAAACTAATTATTGTGTATTACCGACTCAACACCTATTGTCAGTACAGCCTCCATGCCGTCTGATAGTGCTGTACGTATCTACATTAAGGGAGGCGCAGAGCCTTGTGTAGCTATTCGTTCTTTTAACTGCACCTCACGCTCCTTTAACATGCCCTCAGATACGCGTAGTCTACGTTCAAACTCTTTGTCGTCCTTATCACCAGCCTGTAGGTTAGTTGTGACAGCTTTTAGATGGGCTATCTCAAGTTCCTTAGGTACTGCTAGAGCTTCCTCATGTAGCTTATGTGCCCTCATTTTAGACTCTTCTGCCTGCATATTAAGTGCAGCAGTCTGTGAGGCTTGGAATGCAAGCTCGGACTGTTGAGCTTCCTGTTGAGCTTTCTGAGCTTCAGGGTTAGGCTGTGCAGCTTCTTCAATGAGCTTAATAAGTTCTTCACGATTTGACACATTCATGTTGTCTATAATAGACTTAAGCATGACTGGGTAATAAGGTGTATCCTTGCCCATAGTCTGTAATAATTGTACAAGTTGAGAAACTTCGTACTCCCTAGCAACAATTCCTAAGGTAGACGTAGCATTAAACTTATAGTCTGACACAGGATATAGTTCAGGCTCATACTGCATATAACGCCAAGCTGCTTTAGATACGAAAGGTATCAAGAAAGACTCTTGGAAGTTAATAAGAGTACGCTTATGGCGTTTAATGATAGCGCCTAATGACATAGATATACCAGCGGCTGTAGCTTCACCATTGATCTGACCACCAACTCCAGAGGAGTCAACAGCGCCAGTGGATTGCTGTACCATTGTCTGTAATGCCTGTGCTTGTGCAAAGGTTATCTGTGATACATTACCAAAGTTGAATGGGTTAATAATTTCACGAGGGTCACCATTAGTAAGCAGGAGTTTACCAGCGCGAATCTCAGGCTTAGTGCCCCTAGGGATGCGTGTAGCGTCCATAGCAAGCATAGGGTGTACTGTGAGTGCTAGGGCGTCTATACGTGCCCTTAGCTCGGCATCTAGAGCCTTCTGGCTGTTGTAACCTTTCTCACATACGCCACGACCCCAGAAACGACTAGGTACTACATCCCAAGGGAATGCAACAATAGGTCGGTCTTGCATCATAAACGGACTAGGTTCAGCTTTAAGGATAGTACCTTTGTTAGCTATGATGACACATGCTTCAATGTAATAACTTTCTTTGTCGTCCTCAGTAATTAAACTGGGGTCTTCCATCTCTTCTTCAAGAAGGTGACGAGGAACAAGGCCATAGTATTTAGTTAAGCGTGTCTTGTCATCTTGATAGATAGTTAAGTCTTGGTCAGCTTCAATGTTGAAATCATCATTAGCTGTACCCATGTAACCATCACGATAGACTCCAGACTCCTGTAGTTGTTCAACGATATGTGTACCTACAAACTCGTCAATGGCACAACCTAAGGCTTCATCTACGTTAGTTGCTGTAGGGTCAATACGAAAGTTCTGTGGTAAGATAGGACGTAAGCGTACAACTGTACGTTTGCTTATGTTAACGCCTACAGCTTCCATTGCTCCACCCATGACTTTCTCAGTCGCAGGTTTCATTTCATTAATTTCTTCTAAGACTACTTCGCCAACACCACTGCCAAATACTGCAGAGTTAAGAAGACATTCACTAATGTCCCTACGAACTTTAGCTGCTGCAAAGTCCTCATGGAGCTTGTTACGTAAGAATCCAATGTCCTCAGTCTCAGTGTCACCCATGTTATCTTTAATGTCAAAGAAGTTACCACGACCAAAGGTGGCCTCTTCTATCTCAGCTACGTTAGACTCTACGGCCTGCTGAAGTGCTGGTGCAATGATTTGTGAGCGTTCTGCTTTACGAGTCTTATCTGACTCAGCCCAAATACCACGCCATAAGCGATAATATTCTTGATGCTTTTGAGCATAGTTCTGCTCGTAGTAGTCTCCCCAGTCATCCACCTTGGTCATTACCCAGTCCTGTAGGTTCTGTTCAATGATGATAGGGTCTGTGCTTTCGTTGTTGTCTGCCATTCTCATAGGTTAGTATCCGCTAATTGAGTCGAGTGTTAAGTGGTCGTCCCACTCTTCAAAGTTACCTACATAAGTAACTTTAGCTAATTGATCTATATAGGCTAAGGAGTCTATTAAGTCATCGTGGGTTAAGGGGTCTGGAAATTGGAAGAGCTGATCTAGGAAGACACTATGCCATTCCTTCTTCTTCTTGTTGAGAGTTACACGACCATGTTCAAAGCGACCCTGTAAGGCCCACATGATTCTATCAGTCTTCTTCTGGTTTCCGTGAGTCAACTCCTCTACACGGAAGTAAGTATTCTGTCTCTTCATCCTATCCATTAGGGGAGACATTACTGCTTGCTTAGAGATACCTTTCTCTATACCTATTGACATAGGTTTATAAGTTTTAACTACTGCAAAGATTTTATTTGCTGTCTCGTCAAGAGTCCAGCGACCAAATATTATGTCCTCAACAAACCAACCTTCTTCTGACACCCAAACAACGGATATGGCAGATTGGTCTAGTCTGGAGGTGTTTCCTTTCGCCTTGGAAACATCTTGGAAACCAGCCAAGTCAATAGCAACATAATAGTCACCATCTCCAGCAGGCTTCTCACCAAAGTTGAGCCAGTCTTCCTTAAACATCTCAGAACCTTGGTTCTTAAAGGATGCCATAAACTCTTGCTGGAAAGCGTGAGTTGACATAGACTTCTTTGCATTATTGATTTCATCGTCATCTAATGTTTCATTATCATAACTTGTGAAGTGCCATGCAGCGAAGGTAATGTCATCATCACCAGATAGCTCGGCATACTTGTATAAATCATAGAAGTGGTTACGACCTTTAGGTGTGCCTATGAATAAGCATCCACCCTTTTGGTCAGCTAGGGCAGGCCTTAAGATTTCCTCAAATACCTCAGGTTTCATATCGCCATACTCGTCCATTACTAAATACTTCAAGGACACTCCACGCATCGTGTCAGGCCTGTCAGCACCCTTAAGGGAGATAGTAGCACCATTGACTAGGGTGATCTGCATGTTGTTTATATGAGCTTGTGAGATGACTGGTGCCCCTAGTTCAAGTAGAAGCTTCCATAGGATGTCTCTAGCCTGACCCTGAGTAGGAGCAACGTAGAACACATGTGAGTTGGGGAGAGTAGCTTGTAAGGCATTTACGATAAGAAGCCAAGCAGCTAGGCGTGACTTACCACACCTTCGTCCTGCAGCTACTACTTTAAATCGTGTAGAGTCAGCCCACACTTTCTTCTGCCATTCTAATAGTTCTATCTGTAAGTCTGACATTAGATAACCTCGTATGTTGCATCAGTGATGTCTCGGTCGTCATCAGGCTCTTGGGTGCCTGAGACACTAGCGCCACCAATACCAGTGATGTTGATCTGTATAGCACTCTTGCCACCACCCTTGACTACCTCTTGTTCAAAGGCTGCTGTAGGTGCGACCCTATCCATGACAAGTTTCCATGCGCTAGCTTGGTGTTTGTGGTCATCATCTAAGGCTGCTTTAAAGATTGCATCCAACACCTTAACTGACTGAGGTGAGGCTAACATTCTTGATTTATATTCATTGATAATAGCTGCGTCACCTTTAGGGCGGCCCATCACTCCCTTAGGTTTCTTAAGTGCCGCTGCTGGAGGCCTACCCTTACGCTTAGTTGATGTCGAGGGCATATAGTTCTTATTACGTCTGCCACTTTTGGTTAGTGGAGTACCATCCTCATGTAGACCATAGGGATGTTCTTTTGTTTCTTCTGACATACTAACAATTATCCTTGTGTGGGTTGTTACTTGAATGGAGTCTTAAGTGTACTTAGGTGTAGACGAATGATATGACCAAACACATACTTAGGACGTGTTCGATATCCATCTGAAACCTTAAGTGCCTTTAGACTACTTAAGACTACTTAAGACTACTTAAGACACTTAGGTTTAATTCTTTAGTTGATTCTTTAATAATTATCAAAGGAAGTAACTAAAGGTGTTAAGTAACTAAACTCTATAACTTAAGTATAGTATAACATATTTGTGTCATAAAGTCAAGTATATTCTAGTCAATTACTAAAAATAACTAAAAGAATTTACTATAAGCTATCATTAGGCCAACTTAAGGCCCTTAAGTATACATAAGAGCCATTAGTACACATTAGTTGGGGCTTGTGTTTTACCTGTGTTATCAAAGGTTTACATTATATTCCGCTGTCAAGACTTAATTCACTTAACTTGGGTATCTGAGGTACCTTTTGTTAGCTTAAGTGCCTTGGGAAATCGAGAATTACCCTATTTTATGTGCCTGAGGGAGCCGAAGGTAAAGCTACGCCCACTTCCCCCTCCCGCCCCTAAGTTATACACAGCACACAGGATATCCACAGGTTATACACAGGTTATCAACAGACTTAACCACAGGCACCTAGGTTATACATGGCTTATCCACAAGGCACCTAGGTTATCAACAGGCTACCTCAGACCTGACCCTAAGTTCCTCCAGTATCCGTGTATAACCTAGGTGCCTTGGGGATAACTATGCGTTGTACACAGGTATTGCACAGCTTATACACAGGTTACATCGGGCCTGATGCATACCTAAGGCCTGAGGTCAACCATGACTATCTTCAGGGATTGAGTCATCTTAGGGTTCAGAAGTTGACATGTGTATGCTTAAGTGCGTCCCTATGAGCACATTAGATGCCTATTAGCACGATAGACACACAGGTACAAGCACAGCACTACATGAGGCGCTATAGTCACAGGGGTTGACCTATGACACCTGAGCATGTTACTCGCGCCCGTTCCTCTCTATAAGGCCTTGTGTTGTCCTAGGGTCTTAGGTGCCTTGTGTTGTCCTATGTTGTCCTAGGTGCCTTGTGTTGTCCTGTCTTAGGTGCCTTGTCTTAGGTGCCTTATGTTATCTTAGGTGCCCTATGTTGCCTTATGTGTATAGGTCTAGCATTAATGTAATTTAATTGTTATCTAACTAATGAGCTATAGCTGAGGCTTAGGGCATGTATGAAGTTTATTTGTGTTTATTTACATTTAATTTCAACTAGGGGTTGCACTCTTCTATCAGTCTGTTAATATAAACACATGGTCAAGCAAGCAACACAGACCAAGGAGGCAGAAACCAACCTCCGCACTAGTCCTAATGACACAGTGTTCTGGCTCAGGGAGTCAACCAACGTGAAGAGACACGGGTCGCTGGAGTCATACAGACGAGAGGCGCAGTATAGCAAAAACGGACTATACACTAACAACGAATAACATCTTAACTTAAAGAGTGTAACAGACATCGAAAGGTCATCCGAATAGATAGAGTTACCTACCAGTTAAGGTGCTTTAGCAGCTACCCTTAGGCCTCGAAAGGTCAACCGAATAGAGCCACCTAGGGGCAGCGACTAAAGCATCAACCCATCACTACATTATAGGGAGCAATACCAATGATCAACTATCAATCAACCCTAGGCACCTCAGACAAATACAATGAGTCTGCAGACTGCGCAGTTAAGGCCTTAGCCATTGCTTGCAACCAACCTTACATTAAGGTACACGCTATTATGGCTAGCAAAGGACGCACTAACCGAGGCGGCACCTATCTACATCAGTACATGGCTGCTTTAGCCTCTCTTAACCACACCGCTACTGTAGTCCCTAAGACCACAGGCAAGACCATAAGCTCTTTACATAAGCAGCTTGACCCTAACAAGAAGTACATTATAGAGGTTAGCGGTCATCTACTAGCCTACGCTAAGGGCAACATTGAAGACTGGACAGGCTTAGACGACCGCAAGCCAAGCCGCAGAAGAGTTGAACGTATACTGGAAATACTTCCAAACCTTAGCAAGAATGCAATACGCAAAGCTGCTAGATATTCTAAATAATACTTAAGGCCTTAGGCCACACTGGAGCAAACAACATGGCACAATATCAAAAGAGTCTGGACATCTGGAAATTAGATACCACACAAAAGAAAGCACTACAGGCAGGTCAATGGGTAACCGCTGGCACTAAGGGCGGCTCATGGTCTAGGGGCATCTGGTGCGGTGTATCTGAGGGTGGTTCTGATGTCTGCCTATGGCTTGGTAACCTACAAGGCCTTAAAGGTGCGGCACGTTTGGAGCGTATCCGCTTCATGATGCAATACGCTAAGTAAATAAATATAACTTAAGGCCTTCGGGCCGCTGGAGAATACCCATGATAACAAAGACTTTAACATCAAATGACTTTCACGATGCATTCAACGCTATGCGCCCTGATCAATTCAGCTATGAAGCCTTAGAAGCTTTGTTTAACTACTTTGAAGAGTATAGTGAGGACACAGGCGCACCCTATGAGCTAGACGTCATAGGTGTATGTTGTGAGTTTACCGCATACGCAGACATTGCCGAAGTCATGCAAGACTATTGGGATATAGAGTCACTAGAAGACTTGCACGACCACACAATGGTTATTGAGTTACCTAATGAAGGTTTATTAATTCAACAATTCTAAATAATACTTAAGGCCTTAGGCCGCTGGAGAATACCCATGACTAAGCAAATAAAGAATAGCAGGGACATATCTCAGCTTATGTCTCTTATAACAAAGGCAGAGTGCGTGTATATAGATGGTTATATGTACACTATAGAAGGTGACATACTTGAGACTCCTGACAATATTCTATACGTATTTGATGCCGATAGTGGCGAAACTGTACCGTATGACCTAGAAGACGAAGCAGACTTTAAGGCATTACAGAATGCTGATTTTTATGAACTAGCTTTAATTAAAGAGGTATAACCATGACCCGTAAAGACTACCAACTAATTGCAGACACACTAATGGAGCAGCAAGAATATCTAAGCCCCGTTGACTACATAAACCTTGTAGAAGCCTTCATTCGCAGCCTACAGAGGTATGCTAACTTCAACGCTAAGATGTTTGAAGCGGCTTGCTATGCTGGAGATCAGCCATGAAATCAGACGATCTACTATTGTATGCCACAGGTCTTGTGCTTTGGTCTACATTGCTCTATTACGTCATCATAGAGCCAATTTATTAAACTGAGGCAACAAAATGAAATTAAGCATACAATACCGCTCTCCAGTAAAGGCAGCCTTAAAACATGCTAACAATCAGAATCTTGAGCTAGCCTTCCATCTACTCGACCTATCGTGTCAAATAGATATGGTTGCTTATAACGGCCCTGAGGCGGCTAATGATCTCTTCATACTCCAACGTCTACGCGGCTTAATTGCTAGGCGTATGCGCTCCGAAGAGTTTACCGAATATATGCACGACTGGATGGATAAACACACCAACGACTAAAGGCGACCCAATGAAAGACTTAAAACATTATGGTCAGGACATCAAACACAGCGCCTTAGTAGCACACGCCACTAAGGTAAACAAACGTACCACTATAGCCGTGAACGTCTTAGGCGCTCTTATAGGAGCCTTAAGCGTGTATCTTATGGTTGTAGTCATGTTCGAGGGGACATTATGAACACTAAACTAAAGACTTGGCTAGTCGCCATGCCACTGTTCAGTATACTTCACATAGGTTGTTTTATGTTCTTTCCTAATGGCTTACTGTGGGAGCTAATATTAACCCCCGTACAAGGCTGGTTACTAGGTGTCATATTGATGACATTTATCACAATCTTACATAAGGAACCAACAACATGAGCAAACCTAATTGGATAGATGCCCCTGAGTGGGCTAAATATGTGGCGCTGGATGCTGACAACACATGGTGGTGGTATGAGTCAAAACCCACCTATGATAATTACGGGTCGTGGGAGACAGTCACAGGTGATACTGAAATAGCTATATTACATAGTGATACATTAAACACACTGGAGGCACGACCATGAGCAAACAATCTATAACAATCCTAGAAGCTGAACTATTCAACAATCTATTAGACTTAACATGGTCTAACCCTACAGTAACTTATGAGGACATACTAAACTGCAGCTATGATGCCACTGTGCTAGAGCTTGTAAACGCCTTACAATCTTTATCAGACAAGCATCTAATACTTAAAGGCGTGGAATACGTCAACGAGGTACGCATGACCACTCTGACACCTATGTTAAAAGGTGGCAACGCCTACGCCTACCCTGTGGATTTCTTTGACTCTTATGAGGATTGGATGCAAAACGCGGTTGAGGTGCCCAGTGTTGTCTGATATACTCAACATAATTATAGATATGATATTAATACTACTAGTAATTAACTAAGGAATACTAAAAATGAGCAGATGTAAAGCATGTGACACAATCTTAAACCAAGGCGAAATGAGCCGTAAAGACACAGACACAGGTAACTTTATTGACCTATGTAGTCCTTGCTTCTCAGTGAGCGACCGAGCTAGTCATCAGTACGATATTGATGCTAGTGACTTCGATGTAGAATTTAATGACGGACAAAAGGTATCCCCATGGCTTCAGTAACTTATGAACAGGACATTCAAATAGGCTTTATGAGCGAACAATTAATCTCTTTTGAGGTTGAATATGACTTAGACCCAACCAATGGAGACATTATTATCGAAGACTTCTACGCAGAGGCTGTTACTGTAGATAAGAACGGGTGGCGCTTTGTGGAGAAGGTGCCCATGTGGATGTATGACCATCTTAAGGCAGAGGTTGAGGACTTTAAATATGATATGATCAAATGATAGCTTGACAGAATTTACCAGTGTGGTATAATATACCTAAGGAACCAAGAGAATCTTTTGGTTAATATATTATGAATTATTAAAGAATTAACCTATAGCTTACTTTAGTAGGCTTTAGGCGTGTGTGTAGTAAATAGACCTATTTGGGTCATAATAGACAATCTAAAGTAAATAAAGGAAGTTAATATGTCAGTAATTACAGGTAAAGTAGCATTCGTTAATTTGTCAGAGCATGAAGTATACGGTGGTCAGTCAACGGGAAAGTATTCCGTGGTCTTAACCTTAGATGATGACAATGCAGCTAAGATGGAAGCGCAGGGTGTTAAGTTACGCACTTATGAAGGCTCTAAGCAACGTAAGTTTGCATCTAAGTTTGATGTCCCAGTCTACGAGCTTAACGGAGATGAATTTATGGGTCAGGTAACCCGTGGCTCTGAGGTTCGCATTCAGTACAGCTTAGGCCAAGAGCATCCAGTACATGGTATTACACCTTACTTAGACAAGGTGCGTGTAGTGGAGTTGGCAGCTAGCGCCACTGATGGTGACTTCTAACCAAGCTCACAGGAGGCTGTGCAAGGCCTCCTAAAGTTACCCCTAGTGTTGCTATTCCCCAGTAACACTAGGCATCTTAAATCGAAGCACAGGAGCTAGTAAATGGCTAATTTTACAGAAAGTACCTTTGTGAAGCACGAACCATGCCCAAACTGTGGTTCATCAGACGCATTGAGTAGATATTCAGACAATCATGCAATCTGCTTTAGTTGTAGTCATTACATACATGGTGACGGCTCAAGCCCTCAAGCAAATCAAACTAGAACAAGGCCCGTAGAAATGACAGGTACATTATCAGCAATTCAGGATAGACGTATAAGCATTGACACCGCCAAGAAGTTTGGTGTGTTAGTTGAGCATGACAATAGCGGTACAATTAATAAGCATCATTACCCTTATTACAAACAAGGCACTAATGAAGTAGTAGCGACAAAGGTTAGAAGTGTAACCGACAAGGAATTTTATTCCACTGGCTCAATGGCAGAGGCTGGCTTATTTGGTCAACAATCTTTTGCAGCGGGTGGTAAATACATTACAGTAACCGAGGGCGAGATTGATGCCATGGCAGCCTTTGAAATGAATGGTGGCTTTCCTTCGGTATCCATTCGTGGAGGCGCCAAGAGTGCAGTTAAGGATATTAAAGCAAGTCTTGAGTATCTGGAGTCCTTTGACAATGTGGTCATATGTTTTGATAACGACCCTGCAGGCATTGAGGCGGCACAAGCTGTGTTACCACTCTTTAGCCCACGCAAGGCTAAGGTAGCCACCTTGACCCTTAAGGACGCTGGTGAAATGCTAGCAGCTAACAAGGTACGCGAGTACACAAAGTGCTGGTGGGATGCCAAGGCCTATAAGCCTGAGGGTGTCGTAAGTTTCCTAGAGGATAGCGTGTGGGATAAGTTCTTAAAGCGCGGTACTGAGGAAGTCACACCGCTACCACAATCCTTTGGTACACTCAATGCCATGATGAACGGAGGCATAGCTGCTGGTGAGGTTACAGTAATAGGTGCCTTAACAAGCATAGGCAAGAGTACAATGGTTTATAACCTAGTGCATGACATGTCTGTACAATCTGCTAAGAAGATAGGTTGTGTATTCCTAGAGGCAGATATAGGCGAGACAGTAGAGAAGTTGATCTCAGTCCACATGGGCGTAAACATTGCCGATGTGCCTAATGCCAATAGAGACTACAATCTTTATCATGAGAAATATAACGACTTAGCCGAGGGCGACAAGCTGCATGTATTAGACCATCAAGGCGCTTTAGAAACTGATGAATTATTTGCTAAGATGCAATACCTTATCAAAGGTTTAGACTGTGACATCATAGTGTTAGACCCGTTACAGGCTGCAGTAGTGAGCAACGAGAATGGAGTCATTGATACCTTTATGGATAGATGCCTAAAGCTAGCTAAGAACACAGGAGCTAGTATTATCATTGTAAGCCACCTACGTAAGCCTAACGCTAAAGACCCACATGACATAGGAGAGTATGATCTTAAAGGGTCAGGAAGTATTAACCAGATAGCCTTTAATACAATCTTATTGTCTAGGGATAAAATGGCAGAGGATGCACACACTAGGAACTGTACTAAGGTTCAGTTAGTTAAGTGTAGACGCACAGGGCGCACAGGTACGGCAGGTTGGTTGTACTATGAGAATGAGACTAGCAGACTAGTGGCAACACAAGCGCCAGTCATAACTAAGACTTATGATAATAAGGATTTCTAATGAATACTAATGACTATGACGCAGGTTACGCAACGGGGTATGCAGCAGCTAAAGAAGCAGCAGAGCAAATGTATACCATCGACAAGGCCATGTGCAAGCTATACACAAGCAGTGAGTGGTTTGCTTTACATGCACCCAGCTTTAACTTTGAAGTAGATGAACAACAGTTAATAGCTAAGGCTCTAGAGACAGGCTTTATATCAATCTTTCCTGAGGCTAACGAGCGTGGCCTTACACAATATAGGGTAAACGAAACATAATTAACTTGGAGAAGTGAATATGAAAACAGCACTATTAGTAGCAGCAGCTATGGCAGTGGCAGTAGCTTTATTAATCCCACAAGATGCACAGGCCGCAAAGATAACCAATGATGGGGAGACAATCTTTTATGAGGGTAAAGTTAAGAGAGGTGATGCTAAACGACTACGTGAAATGGTTGAGAAGACTTTAATACATGAAATCAATTTAGACTCAGGAGGGGGTAACGCCTTAGAGGGTTTTGATTTAGGTCATCTGTTTAAGTTGTTTAATATGAATGCTACAGTGGATAAGGGGAATAGGTGCTTATCTTCATGCGCTAATGCTTTCCTCGGGGCCCCCACGAATGATCTAAAGGGCTTACTTGGCTTCCATGTAGCATGGTCATCAGGTAAGGGTTCTGTCAGTGATGGTATGCGCCAAGGGCAGCAGTATGGTGTACTTACTACCTTATACACCTTTAAGATGGGTTATAGGCTACAGCTACAGTATATAATTTCCATGTACACAGATGCTGATACCATGCTTATGCTAGGTACCGAAGACCTTACATTATTTAAGATGAAAGATAATACGGACTTTGTAGAAGGTCATGACTTCCCTAATGGTTGGTTAGCGGAACGTATAGCAGGCCCAACACGACTATACTTATTAAGGATGGATGAATAATGACGTTTATCATTATAGTAACAGTCTTACTTGTAACAGGCATTGCAATCGCAGGTTATTATAGTAACTTTGAAGACGAAGACTAACTAAGGAGTAACATATGTCTAGAGTTGTATTTGATATTGAAACAAATGGCCTTGAGCCTACTTGTGTATGGGTCATTTGTGTATCAGATATTGACTCAGGCATTAAACAAGTGTTCACTAGTACGCAGTGGGCAAACTTTAACGCATATATAAGGACAGTAGATGAAGTTATAGGACATAACATAATTGGTTATGACATCCCAGCGTGTGAGAAGCTACTTAAGACAGACTTTAGTGACCTAAAGGTCACAGACACTTTAGTTATGTCTAGACTAGCAAATCCACAAAGGGATGGTCATTCACTTAAATGGTGGGGAGAACAACTTGGATATCCTAAAGGCGACCATGATGATTGGTCACAGTATTCGGCAGAAATGTTGTCTTATTGCAAGCAAGACGTTAGCATCAATGAACAGGTATACACAGCACTCGTATCCGAGCTTGATAGTTTTGGAAACGAAAGCATCATACTTGAACATGAAGTACAGAATATTATTCAACAGCAAATTCGGAACGGGTGGCTCTTAGACTTACATAAGGCCACTGACCTAGTAGCAGAGCTTAAGGAAGAATCTTACAATCTAGAAGAGGAGGTGCAGAGAGTCTTTAAGCCGTTACCTACATTCATTAAGGAGGTATCACCTAAGATCAAGAAGGATGGTTCAACTAGTATCGTAGGCCTTAAGTTCCTAGGTGATCGATGGGCAGAAGTAGGTGGGCCATTCTCACGTATTGACTGGCCTGTCTTCAACCTAGGTTCACGCCAGCAGATAGGGCGTTACTTAAAGCACTTTGGTTGGAGTCCTAAGGAGTTTACAGAGACAGGTCATGCGATAGTATCAGAGGAGATACTTAAGGCAGTGAAGGGCATCCCTGAGGCCTCTCTGATAGCTTCTTATCTATTAGTTGGCAAGCGTATTGCTCAGGTGTCCAGTTGGATACTTGCTGTAGATGATGACGGAAGAGTTAGAGGCTACGTAAATACTAATGGAGCCGTCACTGGACGTATGACTCATAGCAAGCCTAATTTGGCCCAAGTGCCTAGCTCTGGTAGCTTGTATGGGCCTGAGTGTAGAGCTTGCTGGATTGTACCTAAGGGTTACAAGCTGGTTGGTATAGACGCTTCTGGCCTCGAATTACGGATGCTTGCCCACTACATGAAGGATGATGAATACATTACTGAATTACTTAGTGGTGACATTCATACAGCTAACATGAAAGCAGCAGGCCTAATGACGAGAGGGGAGGCGAAGACTTTCATATACGCTTATTTGTATGGCGCAGGTGACGAGAAGATAGGAGCAATTGCAGGAGGTGGACGTAAGAAAGGAAAGCAGCTTAAGGCTAGCTTCTTGGCTGCAACACCCGCACTAGTGGAACTAAAGGCTAATGTTGCACAGGCAGCGGCTAGGGGTTACGTGGTTGGCTTGGATAAACGAAAGGTGTTTATTAGGTCAGAACATGCGGCACTTAATTCACTTTTACAATCTGCAGGGGCAATGGTTATGAAGCAGGCATTGGTTATCTTAGATGACTATGCTACACGTTGGAAACTTGACTATAAGTTTGTGGGTAACATCCACGATGAATTTCAAGTAGAAGTAAGAGAAGACCACGCTGAAAGGTTTGGTTCATTGGCAGCCTCTTGTATAGAAGCTGCAGGTATCCACTTTAAACTCAGGTGCCCTTTGGCAGGAGAGTTTAACATAGGCAACAATTGGGCTGAAACCCACTAGGAGAAGTTATGACTACTACATCAGAACAGAAGGAATACAGACAGAAATGGTATTTAGGCTATAAAGATAGCAGTGTGGAGGCTTACAAAAGAAACAATAAGAATCGTATGTATGTTGATGGTAAGTACATACCTCAGACACACCCGTTGTGGAAAGCAGGGCGGTATACGTCATTCAATGATGCAGCCTTTAGTTCCTTTACTAACTACAACAAAACAACTAAAGGTGATGTCTACTTAATCACTAATGCAGCGTGGCCTGAGTGGGTGAAGGTTGGTAAAGCAGGTGACGCTAATGATAGGCTTAAGGGTTATCAAACTAGCGACCCTTTCCGCTCATATCAACTACACCATACTGTGTCAATGGCTAACCGACATACAGCAGAACTAGCAGCACATAAGGCACTTCAAGTCTTAAGTCAAGATAGACGTAACGAGTGGTTCAAAGTTGACTTAAGACTTGAA